AATGAACAATCCTGGCTACACTGCCTGGTTGATTCCTTATCTGGGCAACAGTGCAAACTACACAGGCTTTCAGGCATCCTGGACACAAAATGCCACCACCATCACATTGACCACAAGTCCAACCACCACCAGTGGATACAAATTTAGAACAGGTGATGTGATACAACTGGGCACTGGTCACGTCTACAGTGTGGTAGCAGATGTGGCATTCAATTCAAACACTGTGACACTCAACAGGGCCATCCTGGATGCCACAGGGTCAGGCAACCTGCAGGTGGCAGAGAATGTGACCTGGAATGTGATCTGCACTGAACTGCCCAACTGGACCATATTCTCAAGAGATCAAGTTAGTTGGTCTGGCAATTTTGTTTTCTATGAGAACCTATTATGAGCATTGATTTAACTGCGTATCAATCAATTGAGACAGCATTGTTCTGCAAGATAGACGTGCCAGACTACAGTGCTGGACCCTTGTTGTTCAGTGGATACAATCGTGCAGTCACAATAGATGGTGACACCTACACAGGCCTGGGTCAGTTGCTGGATGTCAGCAGCACACAAAGTGATCTCAGAGCCACTGGAACAGAATTGCAACTCAGCATCAGCGGCATACCAAATTCAGTGCTGGCATTGATTCTCAGTCTCAACATGCGAGGATCACCAGTGCAGGTGTTACGTGCATTTTTTGACGCAGAGACCAAGCAGTTGTTAAGTATTACTGGCAATCCAGCAGGCAGGTTCTATGGCAAGGTCAACAACTATGCCATTGAAGAACAATTTGACAATGGTGCAAGAACAGCCAGCAGCACTGTGGTAATCAATTGCAGCAGTTATCTCACAATATTAGAAAACAAAATTGCCGGACGACGAACCAATAGCCAGGATCAGAAACGATTCTTTCCCACAGACATCAGTATGGACCGTGTGGTCAAGTTGGCCAATGCCAACTTTCAATTTGGTGCCCCAAGTTCTGGGTTGCCCCCAAGATAACAAGGATACTGTATGAGTTTTTTTGATGATCTAGTAGACTTTGGCAAAACTGCACTGAATTTTATCACAGGCAGCAGTCCTGCTGCCTCTGTGGCCAGAACAGCACTCACTGGATATGCACTGAGCCGTGTGAGCAAAAGCATTGCCAAAGACAATGCCAAACCTGACACCACTCGCAGTGCAAGGCCCGACAGGCCGGTGGCCATTGACCGGGGCGTTCGTGTGAGTGTGAATGCCAGCACTGACAACAGTATTCCCATTGTGTATGGTGTGGCATTTGTGGGTGGTCAATTGACTGACGCCCGGATCAGTGCCAACAATCAGGTCATGACCTATGTGCTGACCATTAGTGAGCGCACTGGTGTCAAACTCAGTGACAGTGCTCAAAGCAGTTGTGCTTTTAATGAAGTGTATTGGAATGATCAGAAGATAAATTTTGATACCAATGGTATCACTGCACTCAGCACTACTGACAGAGATGGCAACACAGACCCTACCATTGCTGGTCTGGTGCAGATCAGATGCTACAACAATGGCAGCACTGGACCGGTGTATCCCACAGGATTCAGTGGTGCTGCTCTAGCCAATGCCTATGACATAGTGCCTGGCTGGGGCGTGACCAACAGCATGAGTGGTCTGGTGTTTGCTGTGGTGCAGGTGACCTACAGCAGTGACAAAAATGTCACCGGCTTGCCGCAAGTGAAATTCAAAATCAACAACAGCATGCATTTGCCTGGTGATGTGTTATTTGATTATATGACCAATACCAGATATGGTGCCGGCATTGCACCAGGAGATATCTACGCATCATGAACACATTTGAACAACTAAACTCATACAGTCAAAACGGAGTGCCGGCCAACAGTTCGCAGAGTTATAGTATAACCTGGACAGGCACTGCCAGCACTCAAAGCATTTCAGCAGTGGAAGATGCCTTGATCACTGTGCCCACTCCTGTAAATCTCACAGCCATGGCTGCCAATCCTGCCAACATAACCTACAGCATCAACACCAGTCCATTGACCAATGTGATCTGTAGTTGGGCTAGTGAAACATTTCCACCCTGGATCACCTACACTGACACAGGTGCGCTGAAACAGATCACAGGACAAATTGGACCCATCAGTTGGTCACAGTTCAAAGCACCAACCTTGCTGGCCAAAGATTATGCCAACAACTGGAGTTTTGTCAGCAATATTGTCTACGCCAATGTCAGCGCACCTGCCAGCAATATCACCATTAGTTACACCACCAATGTCACAGTGACCAGCAGTGGTGAACTCAGCCAACCTGGCAATGTCACATTCAATGAAGATGTCACAACCTTTGCCATCAATCCCAGCGCACAGATCACGGATGCCTACTCAGGCAACTTGCCCTACACCTGCACACTCACTCCCAACATCACCAATGCTGTGTTTAGAATGAATTCAGTGACCAGCACTGGCGGCACCAGCACATTCAACAGTTCTACCAAGGTGTTGACATTGAATGGCACCAAGACTGAGGTCAATGCGCACCTGGCCAATGTTTACCTGGACATCACCCATGACTGGGCCAACAACTTTGTGATGAGTTACAATCTCACCAACCCCATCAGCAACTTGCAAACTGCTGTGAGCCAAAACTTCAATGTGGGCAACACAGCATCTGAATTTACCTGGAACCTAATAACCACCACTGCGTCAGGTGTGCAGTTTCCCACACTAGAATACATCACTCTGATTGCCAACCCCATTGGTCTGCAGATCACAGACAACGTGGCCAATGCCAATTACACTGTGCAGTTTGCCAGAGCCGACAGCACTGTGAGCAATTTTGACAACAGCATCTGGTATGTGAACGGTGTGCCATCAGGCACTGGACGAGCCAACTTGGTGTATGGTCCTGTGAGCAAGGCCACTCTAAATGCTGCCAACATTGCACTCTTGGTGGCAGAGCCCACGGCCACAGTGACTTCAGGCGGCAACACCACCTTTAATCCTGGCACCATGCAACACTACTTCAATCTGTATCGCAATGATCCCATTCAAGGCAATGTGAACATTGCAGGCAATGCTGCTGTGGGCACAGGTCAGATCACTACCACAATGGTTTATCGTGCTGAAGAAATCAACGTCACAAGAACCAGCACCAGAAACTATCAAAACCCATTCAAGATGTTTCCGTCTAATGTGATTGCCAACATCAGCAATGTGGGCAATGCCACCTACAGGCTCACAGTCACACAAACATCACCCACCAGACTGGGCAACACCACTGCAACAGTGCGTGGCAATATTTCTACCAATGGTTTTGAATTGACTCCGGGCACAACCACTGCCAATAGCCTGGGCCTGTATAACAGTCCAGTTGTGGGCAACAATCAAGGTTTCTACAGTGCAATCGTGACAAACACCGCAAGTCAAGTCATGGATTTCTGGCCAGCAGCAGGTCAGACTGGCAACATTGAATTCTCGGTGCAGGTAGAAAAGATTGTGAATGGCGACTTTGGCAACATAGCCAATCTCAGCACAGGCAGCATGGCCAATTCAACAGGCAGTATCACGCCCACACGCACCATACAAACAGCCAGTGTGCCATCACCAATTGTGCAAACTACTAGTTCTCTAAGCCGTGCTAGAATAGGTGCTGGAACACTGGCCAATGATGTGGTGCTGGGCAGTGGATTTGGCATCAATGATGGCACCTACACAACACCGCCTGCAAGTGCCAATGTCACCCCCAAATACCTGGTGCAGGTTTATCCACTAGACGCCAACATCCGAGCCAGAGTGCGTGGAACAGGTGTGGCCAATACGCAAGTGAGTGTGAGTGCCACTTATTCGCCCTCAAGTCCAGCAAGTGATCAAGGCCTGTGGTATCCTGCCAGCACCACTGCTACCAACGCTGACCAATGGGTTGCTGGTGACATCTATAATGGTCCCAACACCACTGGATGGCCACTATTGACAGGCGCTGGCATTGGCAATGGTCAAGTAGGCAACAATCAGCAAAATTTTGGCCAAACTGTTGACAATATTGTGAATGCTGTTCTCAATGCTGGCAGTCCAGCAGTTCCCTCAAGATTGAGTTTTGAATCTACTACTGGATCCTATCCCACCACAGGCAATATTCAATTTGCAGTGTATAGAGTCACACCGCATCCCAACATTCAAGAAACAATCACAGCCAACACAGGCAATGCTCTCACGCAAAGAGTATTGATTGGCACCAGCAACATACAATTAACCATCACATAAGGCGATTACCATGGCTACATCATATTCAGAGTTCACAAGATACAGCATAGACGGTGTGGTCAGCACCAACAAAACTGTGTGGCAAAACATTGAAGCCATTGCGTCGGCAGCCGGTGCCTGGGTCACATTTGACCAGACACAAGGCAAATGGGCAGTGATCATCAACAGGGCTGAAGGCAGTTCAAGAAGTTTTGATGATTCAAACATTGTGGGACCCATCAGCGTCAGCACCACGGGCTTGAGTGATCTATACACCACCTGCAGAGTTCAATATCCTTTTACTGATCTGCGTGATCAATTGGATGATGTGCTGATCACTTTGCCAGTGGCCTACACCAAGAGCAATGATCCCAACAACACCTTAGAAATCAGTTATGACATTGTGAACAATGCAGAACAAGCACAAGAACTGGGACTCCTGGAACTGTTGCAGACCCGAGTTGATCGTGTGATTAGATTCAACACAGATTTCAGTGAGTTTGGTATCCTGGCTGGCGACATAATTGATGTCACAAATGAACCATTGGGATTTGTCAATGCTTTGTTTAGAGTTGTCACACTCAGCGAAACAGACAATGAACAAGGTGGCATTGATTTAGAAATCACTGCATTGCAGTATGATCCTGGCATCTATGACATTGATGTAGATGAATTGATTGTGAATGAAACCACAGGTATCACCGCCATTGGCCTGATTGGCACACCAGGCACTCCTGTGCTGACCAGCAGCAGTATCAATGTGCAACCAGCCATCAGTGTGGTCAGCACATCACCCTCAGGTGTTGTGGAAGGCATGGAGTTTTGGCAAAGTCCTGACAACACCAATTATGTGTTGATCAACATAGAAAGACCCAGCGGTGGTGGTGTGTATTCAACTGGCAGCAGTGTAGAAACCAAGTTTTTGAAAAGCACTGCCGGCAATGCCTATTTCAAAACTCGCGCATTCAATACCAGCACACGTGGTCCCTTTAGTGCTGCTGTTGGTGTGGCATTTGATCCTACACAAGTCACAGATGCGGTGGGCAGTAACACAGAATTGTTGTATGCCAACAACACGCCAATCACGCTGTTGCAACCACTCAGCAGTAGTTTGAACAGTGTGGACACATTCCTCAATGGTGGTTCCAACATGGCCAATGCTGTGTTCAACAGTTATAACAGCACCTATGACGGTCTTTATGGCACCAGCCTTGCAGGACTACCACTGCTTCTATCTGCTGGTTTTGGAATTACTGAGGTCACATGCCCTGCCACAACAGGATACCCTGGTGGTCTAACATATGTGGACAGCAGTCCAACTTTTCAACCTGTGTATGGTGCTCCTTATATTTTCCAGTTTCAGGTCAATCCAATAGATTTTGCAGGCACTGGTGCCGCGGGTGATGAACTGGCAGCGGTTGTAGAGTTGTTTGACATAACTGCCAATGTGACCGTGAATGCTGATGGTTCTTATGTTAGCGGTTATGCCTTACCCTCTTTGAGATTTGTTGCCAATTTTACTGACACACTAAACACTGCAAATACCTATCAATATGATTTGTATATGGTTAATAAATCCGCAGCCAATGTGGCCATGGATGTTCAATGGGTGTTTAATAGTCAGACTTTTGTGGGTGCATAGTAAACAAAAACTGCAGGATCAATAAATAAACTATTGCTGGTGCCTCAGTGCCAGCAGTATCACCCTTAGGAGAGAACACATGGCTGGAGTTTTAGACTTCCAACAATATCTGGGCGGCCCAGACCAAGTCAAATGTGAACAGTGGTTTCCATCCACCAGACGCACATTAGTTTACAATTTTGACCAGAACATCACTGGTTGGACATTCCGAGCAGATTTTCAAACCATTGTGGTAGACACAGTGAGTTTTGCTCGTTACACCGGACAACCCAATTTTGCCAACAGCAAGGTCATAGGATCATTTGCCAAGGTAGAC